TGACCCTGCTTCACGTGTACTAATAGAAGAGTCATTATCAAGTTGGAGTACCTTTATGCATGAACAAATGCCTCACATGCATCGCCATTCTGGTCGTTTCTCATTGAGCCAAGTAACAATGGATGACGTGGATTTGACACGCAAGCTGAAGGACACAAAACAGCGAGTGCACGCTTATTATGCGTATGACGTAGTTAGTCAGTGTGTGATTGGTGCAAGCTATGCGAGAAAGAAAGACGAAGGTCTTGTTGTTGACTGTTTCCGAGATATGTTCCGCCTAATAGCTCGTCAAGGATGGGGAATCCCTGCAGGAATAGAGGTGGAAAACCACTTGATGAGTCAATATAAAGAGGGCTTCCTCCAAGCGGAGACAGTATTTCAGTTTGTACGTTTCTGTGCCCCTTTGAACTCACAGGAGAAGTATGCCGAGCCTCTAAATGGTGCCAAGAAGCGCAGCGTGATACACAAGAACCACGAAGGTATCGGTCGATTCTATGGAAAAGGGAAGTGGCGTCAAGAGTACAAGAAGTTCAGTGATGAGACCAACGAACTCTATGAAGATAAGGAATACTTCACCTTCGAGCAGCTTGTTGCTGACGACCGTAGAGATAATGACGAGTGGAACAATACACTACATCCAAATCAGAAGATGTATCCTGGTATGACACGCTGGCAAGTTCTTGAAGCCAACATCAATCCGAATCTGCTTCCTTACGATGCAAAGATGCTTGCTTATCATATTGGTGAGAAAGTTGAAACAAGCATACGAAGGAACTCAACGGTAAGAGTGGCACACGAAGATTGGTGGTTGAGCAGCACAAGTGTTTTGGAGCGTCTTGCACCGAATAACTATAAGGTAACAGCCTGTTATCTTCCAAATGAAGAGGGCGAGCCACAAGAGGTGTTCATCTATCAAGGAGGAAAGTATATCGATACTGTAGAAAAGGTAAAGACTTTCAGCAGAGTTATGGCAGAACAGACTGATGAGGACAGAGTGGCATTCGTTGAGCAACAGAAAAAGATAGCTAAGTTTACTGCTTACATCAAGGCGAATGCTATCGATAGAGTTGGAATATTGAAACCTACCCCACAAGAGCAGCTGGAAGAAACGCAAGAGATAGTTTGTACAGCTCCTAAGGAGGAAATACCGCAGATGACTTTGATAAGTGCAGCAGACAGAGCGGTTGAAGATATATAAATAAGATTAATTTAAATGCCATTAGAATATGATTACAACAGGCAACAAAAAGCGGATTTTGGATGCTATAGTAGCCAACCGCAAGAATTATCCAAGTGATGCAAAGCACGCATCTGTATTAGGAATCTCTCCAAGCGTTTACAACGGCTTGAAGAAAGGGCAAATCGAAAAAGCTCTAAGTGATGCAAACTGGGTGAGTATAGCTCGTCGCTTGGATGTTAGTCTTCGTGAGAGAATTGAGTGGAAAGGAGCACAGACAGAAACCTTTAAGTATATCAGTCTTCAAATGGAGGCTTGTCAAGAGCGCAGTCTGAGCGTAATACTGTGTGACCTTCCTAATATTGGCAAGACCTACACAGCCAGATGGTATGTCAACGAGCACCGCAATGCTATTTACGTAGATTGTTCTCAAGTAAAGACAAAACGTGCGTTGGTAAAGAAGATAGCGCAAGAGTTTGGTGTCGGTATCAGTGGTAAATATCAAGAAACATACGAAGACCTTGTTTATTACCTGCGCTCTATGGAGCGTCCGCTGATAGTATTGGACGAAGCTGGCGACTTGCAATATGATGCCTTTCTTGAATTGAAAGCCTTATGGAACGCAACGGAGATGTGCTGTGGTTGGTATATGATGGGTGCAGATGGCTTACGTTCCAAGATAAACAGAATGTTAGAGTGTCAGAAAGTTGGTTATGCAGAGATATTCTCTCGCTATGGTGGAAAGTACAGCCGTGTTACTCCAGATCATGAAGAAGATCGTCGGCAGTTCCTACTTGAGCAGGCTCGTGCAGTAGCAAGTGTAAACGCTCCAAGTGGTACAGACATCGGCCAAATAGTTCGTAAGAGCGGAGGCGGTTTGCGACGAGTATATACAGAGATTGAGAAATTGAAGAAAGGTTCATAATGGTTAAGCGTGCATATAGTCCCAAAGAGATAGCTAAGAAGACCTACAAGACACTGCCTTGGAGTGGTAGATGGGCAGAAGCTTTTGGCTTACCAGAGGAAAACTCAACATGGTTTATTAGTGGTGCCAGTGCTGCAGGCAAGAGTTCATTCGTTATGCAACTGGCTCACGAGTTGACCCACTACGGACAAGTGCTATATATGAGCTATGAGGAAGGTGTTAGCCAAAGCTTCCAAGAACGTATCAAGCGTTTTAATATGGACAAGCGACAGGGCTGGTTTAGAGTTGTAACGACTGACACTGTAGAAGACCTTATAGCACGATTGAAGAAACGGCACAGTGCTAAGTTCATCATTGTAGACAGTTTCCAAGAAAGCGGTTGGGAATGGAGTGAAACAAAAGCATTACTTGAAGCTTTCCCAAGAAAGAGTTTTATCTTCATCAGCCAAGAAGCTAAAGGACAACCATTAGGTAAGCCAGCAATCAGACTACGCTACCACGCAGGAGTCAAAGTGAGGGTTGTAGGATTCAGGGCATTTTGCCAAGGGCGATTCAATCCAGATGCTGGTAACAGCTTTGTCGTATGGGAAGAAGGAGTACTGAGAACTTCTAATAAAATGTACTCTGACAAACAACAAGTTGAGACAGAAGTTAATAATAATACACAGAATAATGAGTAAGGAGAGACGAATAATCGAGATTACACCAGGGAAACTTAGCCCAGGTGGTCGAATGACAGAAGTTATAGAAAGTAAAGACTTCAAATGTCCGTACTGTCAAGGTAATGGTTATCACTGGCAAGAGGACGAGTATCAAGAGCCATACAAAAAAGATTGTCTAATCTGTCAAGGCAGCGGTAAGCTTGATGCAGAAGTTAGAGTTGAGTGGAAACCTGCAAACAAATAGTTATGGAAAGGTTACTGTCGCATTCGATAACACCTACTGACAAGCCAGTATGGTTAGTAAAACTACAACACGCCATCAGTCAAGCATTCTCTTCACGCGGTATAGAAGACAGTGAAAAAGGATGGAAGGAACTGAAAGACTTCGTTGATTGGTTTGTTTATAAACTTTATGACCGTAGAGACATAACTTTGAGAAGCAAAGTAACATCCAGCCTTACGGATGAGGATGGTCAGACTCAACTCCTTATTAAGCGAAACGGAAAATTAATTCAAACATATTACATTCAAAAATAATAAGATTATGATTACATTTTTAGACGAAATTAGAAAGCGATTGCAGACATGGCATGAGGAGCGTGCCAATAGAATAGAAGAAAAGCGACAAGCACAGCTTGACTCGGAGGCACGTGAAGCCGTGCAAGTAATGGAGTTCAATGGTAAGCTGTACATTTGCGTGGATGGTAAACCACTATTCGATATTGACATCTTCAAGGACAGTGTGGCGGAGGTTGTAGCGTGCGGTCGACGAACTTACAAAGACTGGAAGGAGGAAAAGCTATGGGAGCGCACAGGAACTACGCAAGGTTTTATACCTTGCTAAAGAAAATGCCTTGTGCTGACAAGGAAACACTTGTGTCAAGCTTCACAAATGGACGAACAACAAGCCTGCGTGAGATGAGTGCGAAAGAGTATGAGACGATGTGCGTATCATTGGAGGAACAGACAGGCTGGAAGTCAGAACTGAAGAAGAAACGCAGTTTGTGCCTTAAGCTGATGCAGCAGCTTGGAGTTGACACTTCTGACTGGGCAAGAGTAGATAATTTCTGTCAGCATCCACGACTTGCAGGTAAGCCCTTTAGAAAGATAAGCATCGAAGAACTACAAGGTCTTGCCGTGAAGCTGCGAACAATCAAGCAAAAAGGTGGATTGAAACAATCTACTTCGCAAGAGAAACGAAGAACATCATCTACAATTGTCTATATCCCAATAGGCAATATAGCAGAAAATTAAGTATAACGTAAAAGAATTTAATTATGAGAACAAAAACAGGTGATTGGTACGAAGTCAAGATGCGCTATGACAAAGTG